AAGAATGATTAAGTCCTTGTCATCAAAATCATCAAGCATACCCTCCAACTGTCTACGTCTTGAGCTCTTGGCAGGCTCTTTACCCGGATAGAAGAATTGGTCAACGGATAAATCAAAGGTAGTTACGAGCAAATAAAACACATCCAGACTAGGATGCTGCCCTTTGTTTTCGATATTAGTTAGATAACGTGGGTCAATAGGAATAAGCGCGGCAGCCTGCTCTCGTGTTAATCCAGCTTTGTTACGAGCTTGCTTTATTGCTTTTCCAAATGCCCGAAAATCATATGTTTTATCTCTTTTACGCATAATAAACCCTCCAATATAATTTTACAGTTCCTATTGAAATAATAACAGGATTAGTAAAACGTATTGGTAGGTTTAATAAATCATATTGAGGTCTGAAAATGTATTTTGATTATCAATCATGTATCGTAGCAGAAGTTACTACATAAGCAGATTCTTTGCCGAAAACCTTATTAGCGAGGCGGCTTAGATATAATAAGCTGCCTTTTTCGGTTCGTAATTGCTTAAGAGTTTTAAGACATCTGTATCAATGGCGGCAAATGAGGGCCGCCGCCATTTTAAAATTATTTATTCAATATTTATGTATAGTTTATAATTCATCAAAAAAAGTTCTTACATTTTTCGGGATTATCTTACCTTTTCGCATGAATTAGCAGACCATATTGCAGGAATTGACAATACACACCGTAAAGAGCCATGCTTTTATGGTGTGTATTTTTATTTTCATGACTCATTTGTTTCCCAACTGATTGCCGTACATAATCATGCACTACTCCGAATTCAGGTACATCTCTTTTATCGTCATGAAGTTAGCTTCATGAAAAAACCGGGTGTCGTGAGCTGTGCTCTCTCAAAAATATTTTTTCAAAGCGGACAGGTTATGTCCAGTTTGGCTATTATCATTGATTTACAACCCCAAATGAAAGGGGGTATCAATGATGACAGCAGCAGGCCGTAGAGCTGAGTTAATCCGTATTTTGCGTATTCGCAGACGTGACAAGATACAGAATCTTGCTAATGAGCTAGGTGTAAGCGAGAGAACTATCCGCCGCGACTTGCTGACTCTGACCGTTGATGAAGGCTACATGATTGATACCAAGCAAGGCAATGGTGGTGGCGTCGTATATAATGGGCGACTAAAGCCACACAAAGGTATTTTTAGCCAGGAGCAGATAAAGGTTCTTCGAGAGCTAAGAGGAAAGGCTAACCGGCGTCAAGCCGGGATAATTGACGAGATGCTTGATAATTTTTCATAACCTGCTCCATCTTAAATTCTCAATAATGAAGCTTATCTTGACAAATATCGGAATTAGCTAAGCCGATCATAACAATAATCAAATACATTCCGTCTGCGGCCTAAAAGGAAAGCGATGACGGCAGCGCCGCCATGACCCATTATTGTTTATTATTGGAGAGCGATAAGCTACTGCCTCAACAGGCTTTTGGAACAGCCTGCGCCATGACCCGCAGACGGATATAATGATACTTCCGCCTTGAACGCTTATCGGCATTGGGTGGCTCGTCATCAGAATGAGGAGAGCGTTGGTCTGTTCGTGTTTGCGGCAGAGCAACATTATGACGCTTACCAGAGCGGTTTGGTTGTTGCGATTTGCTTTGTTTGATTACAGCAGTTTACAAAATGATATGTGTTTTTTGTGCAAATCAAACATTTCAAATCAAACGTTTCGAGGACAGAAACAGTACGGCAGAGATATGGCATGTATCAAAACCGTGTCATTGTGGGAATCTCTGCCGTATTATTCTGCTTTTGAAAACACAAACAAATCCTTTGCCCCAGCGAATGTGGACAATCAGCAGAGGCATATTTTTATAATACAAATGATACGGAGGAATGCTAATGGAAAATTCAATATGTTTAAATACATTTTTAGAAGCTGTTAAAAACATTGACTTAGCAACTGTTGACCCTGATACTCTTGTGGACATAAATGATGTGGTGATTAATACTGATCTCCCAAGAGAAGAGCGTGTTGCAGATTTCATAAAGCAAATTAAGAATCCCTATATATACAAATGCGGCAAAGCGATTGTGAAAGTAAGTTTTGCAGATACATCTGAAACTTTGGAAGATAAGTTAGAGAGTTATTTGTTATCATTGCAATAATAAATGCAGCAAACCCGAAAAAATATCTAGACATCAGCGAATTTCTGTGTTATACTACAAGCATAGGACAACTCGTGAAACTCTTTTTATTGGTTTGCTGGCTACAAATCAATGGAAGGAGTTGTTTTAGTGTCAACAATTCTTAGCAAAACCACAAGCATAGGCGTAGCAAGCGCATATGTAGTGAATGCAAGCGCGGTGAATATTTCTGTGCCGGATAAAATCTGGAACACTTGCATCTATGTTCGCCTGAGTCGTGAAGATGGTGATAAGGTAGAAAGTGACTCTATAACAAATCAGAAGTCCTTAATCCATGAATACGCAAAATCACGCCCATATCTCAATATCTGCTCCGAGAGAATAGATGATGGATATAGCGGTGTGGATTTTGAACGCCCGGCTTTCAAAGCTATGGAAAAAGATATCAAAGAAGGGCTTATTAACTGCATAATAGTGAAGGACTTATCTCGTTTCGGCAGAAACTGGATTGATACGGGCAGGTATATTGAGCAGATATTTCCGTTTATGGAAGTTAGGTTCATAGCCATTAACGATAACTTTGATTCGGAATTGGCTAGAGAGGCAAATGACAACATAACCCTGCCTTTTAGAAATCTTATCAACGATGCTTATGCCCGTGATATATCAATCAAAACTAAAAGCCAGTTAGAAGCTAAGTGCCGCAAGGGGGATTTTATAGGCTCTTTTGCAGCTTATGGTTACGTCAAGGATGTGAGCAATCGCAATCGGCTTGTTATTGATGATTTTGCCGCCAATGTAGTGCGTGACATCTTCAGATGGCGCATTGAAGGATTGAGCAACCAAGGAATTGCAAGCCGATTGAATGGCATGGGTGTTTTGTCGCCCTATGAATATAAGAGAGCGCAGGGCTTGCGATTGACCACACCATTCAAAACCAACACCAGAGCTACATGGTCTGCTAACTCGGTTGGTCGTATTTTGAAGAATGAGGTATATCTGGGTGTGCTGGAGCAGGCCAAAAGAACCTCAAAAAGTTATAAAATCAAGGATAGGGTTGATAAGCCAAAAGAGCAATGGATAAGGGTTGAGGGTGCGCATGAAGCGATTATCAGCATAGAGGATTTTAAGCTGGTGACAGAGTTGCTTCGCCATGATGCACGTGTCGCCCCTGCACAAGATGCAGTCTATCTTTTTTCTGGCTTACTAAAATGCCAAGGGTGTGGGCAAAACATGGTTCGCAAACTTGTTCCTTCTGGCGATAAGAAATATGCCTATTATGTATGCGTGACCAGTAAGCAGAAAAAAGGATGCAGCCCTCGGAATATCAGCGAAAAATTGCTTGATGAATCAGTTTTGTTATCTATTCAAAATCATATTAATACCATATCTGAAATGGAGCGCATTTTGCAATATATCGAAACATTACCCATTAAACAGCTTGGTGTACAGAAACTGGATGAGCAGATAGCCTCCAAGAAAAAAGAGGTATTGAAATATCAGATGCGTAAAGCAAAGCTATATGAGGATTTACAGGACGGCATTATAGATAAATACGAATATGAGGAATACAAAGCGGATTTCACAAAGCTACATAATGACGCAGAGCAATCCTTATCCCGTCTAAGTCAAGAAATAGACGATATAGTCAATAATCGTACCGTTGAGCATAAATGGATTGGCTATTTTAGAGAGCATGAGAATATCGAAAGTCTCTCTCGTGCTGTACTGATAAAGCTGGTTGATAGAATACTAATCGGCAAAGGTAATAGGCTTGAAATACAGTTCAAGTATGAAAATCAGTTCGATAAGGTGATAGGCTATATTGAAACTGCCCAACAAATGGATAGCAGCTGTTGCTTAGATTTGGAGGTGCTGGCTTATGGCTCGTAGGAGCAGAAAAGAGCTTGACACCACCGATACTGCTATTGTTCATATGGATATAGCCACCCAGAGCAATATAAAGATTTTCAAGACCGCTATCTACGCCAGATTATCTGCTGAAGATAGCGGCAAAAAGGATAGTGACACCATTGAGAATCAAATTCATCTCGTCAAGCAATATATCAGCGAAAGACCATATCTACAGCTAACCGCTGTGTTCTCTGACAACGGTGAAACGGGAACAAAATTTGACCGTCCACAGTTTAACAAGATGATGGATGCTGTGAGGCGTAGTGATATTGATTGTATAGTGGTAAAGGATTTATCAAGATTTGGAAGAAATTATATCGAAACAGGCAACCATCTTGAGAAAATCTTTCCGTTTATGGGTACGAGGTTTATATCTGTTAATGATGGATATGACAATCAAGACCCAAATAGCAGTTACGATAATCTATCAATATCTCTAAAAAGTCTAATCAATGATGTTTACGCCAAGGATACTTCAAGAAAAGTAAAGGCTGCTCTTGAAGCGAAGCAGCGTAAAGGAGAATATTTGGGGGCTTATGCCGCATATGGCTATTTGCGCTCTGATATTGATGATAGTAAGTTGGTTGTAAATAATGAAACTGCGCCTACTGTGCGAGATATTTTTCGCTGGAAGCTAGAGGGCGAAAGCTATACATCCATAGCCCGAAAGCTGAATGATATAGGCATACTTTCCCCTGGCAGATATCTCTATCAAAATTGCATGGTACGGCATGATAAATATTCCAAGAGTATTTGGAAGCCCGAAACTGTAAAGGGCATTTTGATGAATCCTGTATACATGGGTTATATGTCGCAAGGTAAGAGAAAGAGCCGATTGTTGCTGGGGTTGCCCAGTACAGCCAAAAAGTCAGATGAATGGATAAACATTCCTGATATGCACGAGGCTATAGTTGACAAGGAGACTTTTGAAGCTGTAGCCGACATGTTGGCGAGTATAACAGCAAACTATCATCAAAAAGCCCATAGGAGCAGCGACAAAGGTATCGCTACACACGAAAAGAGCAAAAATATCTTTATCGGCATTTTAAGATGTGCAGACTGCGGCGCGAAGATGAAAAGGCGCAAGCGGATTCTTGCGGGTGGCAAAATCATTTATCATTATCTATGCGCTGAGTATTTGGTAAATCACACACGAGTCTGTAAATGCTCTAAATACATAAGGGAGGAAAAGCTGATTGATGTGGTCTGGGGCAGAATTAAAATAGAAATTGCCCTTTGTGTAGATGTTGTGAGGGTAGTGAATAGGATTCAAAACAGCACCGCCGCCAAATCCAAGGCAACATCTATCAAAGAGCAGATATCTTCTGTCCAGAAGAAAATAAAGAGGCTGGACTCTCTGTTATCGGGGCTATATGGTGATTATTCCGAAAATATCTTGACTGAATCGGAGTATATATTCACCAAAGCAAAGCATAAGGAAGAAAAAGGACTGTTGCAGTTACAGCTTGACGAACTTCATGCCGAAATCGAAAAGCTCAGCGATGGTTATATCTCTGGTAATGAATGGGCATCCGCTATGACAAAATTCAAAGGCGAACAAAGTCTTTCAAGAGAAATCTTGCTGTCGCTTGTTGACAACATTACAGTTGCAGAGGGTAATCTAATTACCATCACATTCAAACATAAAGACGAATATGCGGCTTTAATGGGCTATATGGATGAGCTGAAGTCGTTTGAGAGTGAGGTGCTGCATTATGCACAATGATAATGTGATTGCCCTTTACATTCGCCTATCCCTTGAAGATGAAAATGAGGGCGAGAGCAACAGTGTGAAAAATCAAAGGGATTTGCTTAATCAGTACCTAGACAAGCATTCCGAGCTATTTAGCTATCGGCGAATAGAATTTTGTGATGACGGATATAGCGGGACGAATTTCAACCGCCCTAATATGACGCAATTACTGGATAAAGCCCGAAAACAAGAAATATCCGCAATCATTGTAAAGGATTTTAGTAGATTTGGGCGTAGCTATATTGAGGTTGGCAGTTTTTTGGAGGAAGTATTTCCTTTCCTCGGTATCCGCTTTATATCAATTAACGACAATTTTGATAGCAAGACCCAAGCAGCTGGGGATATCAGCATTGCTCTGAGAAGTTTAATAAATGACCTTTACAGCAAAGATTTATCAGCAAAGTGTAAAAGCGGCAAACTGGCAAAAATGAAACGTGGAGAGTTTATCAACCCTTATGCACCATATGGCTTTGTAAAGTCTGCTGAAAATAAAAACAAACTGGAGATTGACCCTGAAGCTGCCGAGATTGTGAGATTTATTTTTGACCTTGCTGCTAAAGGCGAGAATCAGACCGAAATAGCCAGAACACTCAACCAAAAAGGTGTTTTATCACCAAACGAGTACAAGGCAAAAAGAAATGACGGCAGGGATTGGGCAACTGCAACAACACGCTCAACGATATGGAGTAAATCCGCTGTATATCGTATACTACGAGACGAGCGATACACGGGAGTAATGGTTGCCCGCAAGTTTGAACGATTGGTTGTTGGCAATCCAAATACCCTAAAATCCTTTTCACAAGATGATTGGATTATTGTACCAAATACCCATGAGGCTATTATATCCAAGGCAGTTTTTGATGAAGTGCAGTTGATTTTTAAGAGCAGACCACAAACACCAAAGAAAGAAAAGCGAGTGTTGGCCGGAAAGGTTCGTTGTTATTACTGCAATCGTGCATTACATAGGCAAAGTCGCAAAGACGGGGGATATTATCATTGCCCTACAACTAAACTTACCGATGCTCCGAGTTGTTTTGACGGAAGAATATCGGAGAGATTGATTCTTGATGCGGTGTTATCTACAGTTCAAGCACATACGGCATTGTTTATAGAGATTGAAATGAAGAGCAAAACCCATGGAAAAACTGCATTAAACCAAATCTCTCAACTTTCTGAGCAGATAAATTATCATCAAGCTGATATCGAAAAGCTAGGCATTCTCAAAAAGGAATTGTATGAATCATACAAAGACGATCACATTTCCAAAGATGATTATTTTGCCAAGCGTGAACAACTTAATCGTGAAATCGAAAGCATATCGACAAATACAGATGCTTTACAAGTTGAAATGCAAAAGGCAAAGCTACTTGTCAATAATTCACAGACAAGCAGCCCATGGAAAAAAACTATAGGCATTGCCGAGTTAAATCGTGATATTATGGAAGAATTGGTTGATGTGATAATCGTCCACAGCGATGAAGGGCTGGAAATTAGGCTGAAACACGCTGATGGCTTTGTGGTTGGTGGCTTGTAACATAAACTTAACAATGAATTTGTTAGTCTCGGCTTGACACCAGCCGATAATGGCCACGGCACCCATGTACGGCGTTAATACGCTTAACGTCCTCTGTGTGCCTTGCTCTGACTGGTGTTGACATTTTATGGGAATTTTCAACGTATGGTTTCGATTGGCTTAACATAGATTAAATTTAACTTGATGATGCCCTGCACTTGCCCTATTTTCGGGCAAGTGTCAGAACATCCATTTGATTGAAATAATTTGCTCCTGTGTATCTGGGTCTCTCTCGCCAATCTCTATGCGGTCTATAAAATCATTGATGATTTCGTGGTTGAGATTTTCTATGTTCCTGTGCTTTCGCAACAGGGACAAGATGTTATCGTGAGAGTGCTGGCGCAGTTGATACTTGGATAGCTCTTTTTCCAGATAGCTTTTCTTTTTGAGGTGGGCTTGCTTATCTTCCTCAAATACCTCTTTGAAGGCTTGAAAGTCGGCTTCTGTAATAGTGCCATTTAGCTTGTCTGCATAAGTCATAGTGATATTACGCTGGACTTGGCTAATCTTTGCCGTGACCTCTGCAAGCTGTTTTTCCAGCAGTTGTTGCGAGTTATCCTCGCTTTTAATCATGGCTATTGTTTCATTAACAACATCCTGCTCACCATCACCGCCCAGAGCTTGGTCGATAAGTTTAGATATTTCTGCTTTCACAATATCCTCAATCTTATCTTGCCTAATGCAATGCGGTGTGCAGTCTCGCCTTTTGGTCTTAGCCGCCAGTCTGCAACGCACATAATGGGTCTTGCCATCCCTAGATACTCCACTACGTTGCATAATACCGCCGCAATCCGAGCATACAATCTTACCAGCCAATAGATGAATCTTAGGATTTCCAGCCTTTTTATCTGCGCCATTGCCATATTTCCTACGGTTGCCATTCATAAGATGCTGAACCTTATAGAAGGTGTCCTTTGGAATGACAGGCTCATGATTATCCGGTATCACAACCCATTGCTCTCTGGGCAGGGTGATAACCTTCCTGTTTTTGTAGCTAACCTTGCGTTCTCGCCCCTGTATCAGAGTGCCTATGTAAGTTTCGTTTGATAGGATTCGCTTAATCGTACCAGTAGACCAAGCTCCGTACTTATCGCTGTAAAAGCCGCCATTGGGATTAGTGAACTTAAATCCCTTCCCCTTTTTATATTGGGTAGGTGTCGGAACTCCCTTTTCTGTAAGCATGACAGCTATGCGAGTAGTACCGTAGCCCTCAAGATACATAGAAAATATCTCCCTAACAACTCTGGCGGCTTCATCATCAACGACCAGCTTGTGCCTGTTATCTTGACATTTGGCATATCCATAACAGGCGAACGAACCAAGGTACTGACCATCCTCCATCTTTTTACGAAATACCGCCCTTATGTTCTCGGACAAGTCCTCGCTGTACCATTCGTTGATTAGCCCATATATCTGGCGAGCTTTTTTATTGCCTTTGACATTTGTGTCTACATTGTCCGTCAGACTAATAAACCGTATGCCCCATTCAACAAAATAGCCGTGGATATACTTTTCTACAAGCTCCATATCCCTAGTAAATCTGGACTGGTGTTTGCAAATGATGGTGTTAAATTGCCCACTAGCAGCATCTTTTATCATTTGCTTAAATGCAGGGCGGTCAGAAAACCCGCTCATGTCCTCGTCTACATAGACATTGTGTGTCAAGAAGCCGTTGGTTGTTGCATAACCAACCCGAACAATGTACAACTATCCACAAAGTAAGGTGTAGCATGTAAAGCCTTGTATTTTCCACTCAATCCGCATAGTATCTTTGGTTGCGTGAATTTTAGATATAAGCCCATCTGCTA